CGGAGCCACTAAATGGGTCAAATACAATGTCGCCCGGGTCGCTCATGGCCAAAACGCCCTTAGCGCATAGGCCGATAGGCTTCATGGTCGGATGGTCTTTATTAGAGCGTGGCTTATCGAAAAACCACACATTCGAGAGCTTGCGCGAATCGGTAAACTTGCCGCCCTTGCCGCGGCCGTAACAGGCGAACGAAGCGTCACTAGTCTCGTCACCCTGGCTCTCGTCAAACTTGCCCTCGCCCAGACCGTAGATGGCCATCTCTTTGGCCGACTGAAAATCGTTGCCGCCGAGCGTGAACTGACTCTTTACCCAGCAGATGACCGTACGGAAGTTAAGCCCGGCATAGTCGAAAGCGTTCTTGAGCGTCGTGAGCTCGGTATCAGACATCCAGCTAATGACGCCGCCGCCAGGAATGGTGTAGGCGTGGATGATGGTCATGGCCTCGTTAAGGAAGTTCTGGAACTCATCGTGGGCCATGTTGTCGTTCTGAATCGTCTTACCGGTCGAACGGTTCTTGACTGCGACGTTGTACGGCGGATCCGTGAACGTGCAGGTAGCCTTCTCTTTGGCGAACATGTCTGCCACGGTGGCGTCCTCGAAGCTCCCACAATAAATGAGATGGTCGCCTAAGCGGTAGCACTTGCCCTGTTCCGAAAAGGTCTCTTCCTCGATGTTGGCTGGCTCGTCCTCGATGATTTCTTGGAACGGCTTGATGTCAAAGCCGTACTCGATAAGGTTATCGCCGATAGCCTCGAGCTCGGCCGTGAGCTTCTGGACGTCGAAACCAGAGTTCATAGTGAGCTGGTTGTGGATGAGCGTATAAGCGCGGCGTTGCTTGTCCGTTAGATGGTCGAGCCGGATGATTGGCACCTCATCGATGCCAAGCTTCTCGCAGGCCAAAAGACGGCCGTGCCCCTCAATGATCATGTTGTCTTCGCCCCATACGGCGATGGGGTCGTCCATGCCGTACTCCTTGATGGAGCGCATGATTTGCGCCACCTGGGCCTCCGGGTGCAACTTGGCGTTGTTGGGGTTCGGCGTCAGTTCCGAAGCCTTGATGTACTCAATCTTGAGCATTAAAGTCTCTCCTTTGTTGACCGGGTAGTTCCCGTTAATATTTACCCCACTTCTACCAGTCGGAGAGAGATTTGTCAGACATCAAAAAACCACAGGTAAGGGTGGGCATCACCTGCGGCAACTCATTTATACCAAGAAAAGGGCGGTCAATCAAGACCGCCCATGAGTTCGGAGCGAAAGAACTCATATTGCCTCATCATGCAAGCTCGGAACGCTTCGTCAGGAATCTCGTCACAAAGCCACAGAATGAGCTGACAGATGCCAAGCGAGTCAACTATCGTCTTTTGGTCTAAATAGGCATTGTAGGCGATTCTAAGCGTTTTCTCGTCAGGTTTAGGCACGTCATGCAGGACTTGGTTGTGAAGCTTGTTGTGAATGTGAATCGGTACGTCACGCACCATCGCCATCCGCAGGAGCTTCGCATACTTTGTTGACCAATGGATTCTCTGAAACAGCAGATGATGCCTGTTCCGACCCATTATGTGCGCCCTGCGCCGATGCCAAGTCTTTCTCCTCCTTTTCCATTTCTTTTTGCTCATCTTTATCCCCCTTCAACATGATTGAACGTTCAGAAGTGACAGAATCGATGATACGGATTGCTTCGAGCAGATGCTCTTTCGACCCCTGCATATGTAACGTGCGGAATGCGTAAGCATAGCCCATGCCGTTCAGGACAGATGGGTCGAAGTCCTTATAGAACTCGACTATCAGTTTCATGCTTTACCCCCTTTCTGTGAGCGAAATGTTTAATGTGCTAGGGTCTCGCCCTAGTTGGAACGCACCTGTGGACAGACTTTCAAATTGATTCGTTATTTGAAATAAGTGCGCTCCAATCAAGGCGAGAGAGCTTCGGCTCTCTCGTTAGACTTCGGTCATTAGCTTACGCCCCCGGTCCGCCGTAGATGATGGCGTTGGTGGCCATCGTGCCATCTCCATCTATACACGCATTGCGAACCATGTCGAAAGCTCCGGAACAAATCCCCATCTTGTCAACGCGGAACAGTTGGAATCGGATGTATATGTTCGTGGCCTCTGCATCAATATATTGCCATGCATTCGCGTTCATGTATGTCGCATGTGTACGAACGGTGATGCTGGGGCTGTAAACATATAGATTCGTGGAGTCCGCGCTTGAGCTCACGAACACCGGGTTGTTGGCGGTGTAGCCAATGCCATAGGCTGCGGTCGAAGCGATGTATTCCGTTTGCGATGCTTTCGCATAATAAGCGATAGGCGCGTCCCCTAACGTCAACATTACGCCTTGCTTCGCGCTTGTCGCATTGCTGTTATATCTTCGGCCGATGAAATAGATTATCTTTGTGCCAACCGCAAGCATGTGATTTACCGATGGAAGCTCTGTGTATTTATGCGGAGTTACTAAGTCCATGAATAGCACATAATCGTAGTTCGCCATATCGAGTGGCCCCATTGTCTCGCGGACCTGGGGGCCTGTCAGGATTGTTTTCGTTGATGTTGTCGGAGTCGTGCTGTTGTAAGATGTGTCCGCGCTGAGATTATGTGTCATCGTGACCGTCTGGATGTGCTGTGGGTTCAAGCCGCCTGTCCAGAATGATGGCGTTCCGCCACCTCCGCCAGATATGCTCCCGATCGCCGTGGCTAGATTTGCCATGTTCTTATTTGCAGGCACGGTCCCGCCTTTGGTGTTTACTGCGTCATAAGCGCCGAGAATATACCCGTTTAGTGCTGATAGCTCGCTTGCGATGCTCATTGCGCTCCACCTCCGTTGTTAAGCGTTTGCAATATTGTTTCGACATTCCCCACTGTGTCCGTGAATAACTTTTGCGTCACTGCGCCGTCTGTGTTCTGCCCTGTGGTCGTGTATAGTGCCGGCACCGATATATTTGCAGTGACATTAGATGACGCATTAGCCGTGAAGGTAGCGACGCTTGTACCGTTCTTCTGAATCGTTAGCGTAGCGTCATTGACCGTAGGTTGAGATGCGCTAATGGTATTATCAGCAGCTATCGTGATGTTCGTTCCAGCCGTAAGCTTGTCTTGCTTCTTAGCATCAATCTTATCCCAGAAGTAGCTAAGACCGTTCTTGTCTAAGTATTTCTTAGTAGCCATGCACCCTCCTACGCTACGATTTGGTCGATTTCAGCGTTCGTAATAGCGACAAGCTCGGACGATAACTGGTAGCCTGACAAGTCAACATCGGTCGTGCCGATTTTCTCGAACTTACTCTGAGATTCGAGCCAAATATACTCATCATAAACGTTCTGTCCGCTTCCGCTGTTGCTCACGAGATAGATGACACCATTCTCACCAGTAGCAGGCAGGCTCGTTACGACTTGGAACTCCACACCAGTAATATCTGCGAGCGCATCGTTGATGGCAGTCTGAACCTGAGCCGATGTCTGATACCCTGCGCCATTCGTGAGTTGGTTGTTATTGGTCGGAACTGTGATGTTGATGGTGCTTGTTGAGCTTTGGTTGGCTGAGAACGTGCCAACGGACGAGCCGTTCTTTTGAATCGTGAGCGTGCCGTCATTCACGACAGGGTTGTTGTTGATAATTTTCTGCCATAGATAAGCCAAGCCGTTGTTATCTAGGTATTTCTTTGTTGCCATTATCGCCTCCATATGCGACCGAGTTAATTATTGCTTCGATTTCGAGATTCGTGAGAGATTCAGCCCCCAAGTCCTCGAATGACTTGTTGCCGATTAGAGTAACATCGTTGATTTGGGGGAGATCGTCGAGTTGTTCATACGAAGTGACCGAGCGTATAACCACACGCTCGGGCGCCAATAAAACATCCTGTTCCCCTCTCTCGCGGGTCACGCCAATGGCCTGTTCGCGGTTCTCTCTCTTGATGCGGATAATCTTATCTGCCATGGTTACCTCTCATTCGTGGCCCAGGTCACCTCTTTAGATAGTCTGAACTCCCCATATGAGATAGTGGTCTTTACGCCATCCTGTATGACTTCTAGATCGTAGTCGTAGGTGCCAAAAATAAGGTTGTTCGTGTCGGTCGGTTCGATAGTGAAGCGCCACACCCCATTCTCGTCCATCTCCATGTCGTCCAGGGTCTTCTGCAGTACCATCTGCGGCACTTTGTAGGTGGTCTTGACGGTAAACCACATAGCGTCCGGGCGGGTGGCGATAATGTTGCCATCTTCGTCCTTGCGCGCGAACTTGTAACGGCCCGTGTCGCCCCTTGTCTGTTCAATGATATAGTTCATCTTCTACCAATTCTCCCCAAACTTCTGAACGATAGTGATGTAGCCGGATGCCGCTAGGCCTACCACGGCCCCGATTAGTGGGTTGACGGCCAGAGCCAAGGCTGTTAGGGCCCCGACGGCTCCCGAGCAGACAATGGTCGCGGCGGCCTTCCAGTCTTTGTCGAATAGTCTCTTAATGAGCTCAACGACACCAGCCACCATGCCGAGCATGATAGCGGCGGCTATTGGGTCTAAGTTAAATACTTCCATGTTGGTCTCCTAATTTAATTTGCGATTTAAAATGCTTAATTTGCGTTCTGAGAGCTTTTTGGCGAAAAGATGGTAGTTTACCCATCTCAACGCCAAAAGCCCCTAGAAAGTGTCTATGCTTTACGAAGCGTGCTAGACGGAACGACGCAACGGACCACGTTGCCCTTATAAAGAACCGCACTTGAGCCATATGAGCGCCTCCACACGCTCTGGCCGTCATTGATGATGGCGAGATTGAGCTTGATGCCATTGATGTCCTTAGTGGCGCTAGTCTTGACCTTATCTCCTAACTTCGGCCCAGCATTGCGTGCCCCGACTAATTGGTTGACTTTGGCCTGCACCTCGTCGTAGTTATACCCGGCGGCCTTGAGCCTGTTCTTGCGGTCGTTGCCATTGCCCCACTTGCCCTCGAGCACCTCTTGAGCGATTTGAGCGACAGATTTCTTAGCGGTCGGCTTCTTTGGCGCTACGATCTGAACCCAAGTCCAGTCCTCGGCGCGAACGGTGCGCTCATGGAACTTAGCCGTGTAGAGTGGCTGCGGGAAGTTGTACTCGGTAATGGTGAGCGAGTTGTCGGCGGATAGAACGTGGCCATAGGCTCCAGAGCCATTCTTGCCAGCTCCGCAGACTCCGATACACTTGCCGTTGCCGACGGGCGTCTTGACGATGGTCTTGTAACCATTCTCGGCAAGGCGCTTCACCCAATTCTTAGCATTGAAGTCCCCCGTGTGCTTCGGCCAATTCCCTGTCCATTCTTTAATCTTCCACGCGCAGTAACTCGTGCACTCTCGGCTATAACAGCCAGATGGGTCTACTAACGCGTCGAGAGCCGCAGATCGATACGGCTCGGGGTAAGTATTTGTAGCCATTGATGACCTCCATTAACTGCTACCAATTATTCGACAAGGGGCAGATGTTGTCAGATACATCCAGCCCGTCATAGTCCTCCTTGATACGGTTGGACTTCTGACGGTTACACTTCATATGAGTGAGCTGTAAGTTGTCGATGTCATAGGGTGCGCCGCCACGGCTGACCGGGATGATATGGTCGACCTCGCACGAGAGTGGGCTCTTGGCTGGGGCGTCCATGTCGATGGGGTTGCCGCATAGGGCGCAGATAGGGTCTTTGGACTGGATGGCACGCTTGCGCACCTTCTGCCACACCACATCTTCCATTACTGAACCGTCTGGTAGAACTCGATTACCCATTATGAAACCCTCACTAGATTAACCGTTGCCTCGCCAAGGTACTGGAGCGATATGAATGTGTCGAAGTCATTGACGCGCCCACCAGTGATGCGCCACTCGAAAACCCCATCGTCTCGGTAGACCTGAAAGACGGTGTAGTTGGCCGAAGCTTGGCCAGCTATCTGAGTGTTCGTCCACTTGAGCATAAGGCTGGACGGTAGCACCCCAAGCTCGGAGCTAGGCGTGAGAGTGAGCTGGTAGGTGGCCGAAGCGTCGTTACTGAGCTGGGCGCCGTACTCGTTCACGATAAGGGCGTCTCCGCCGAATATCTGGAGCTCCTTGAGCTCGTTCAGGTCTCGATCGGCGGTCGCTATGATTTCTGCTAGGTCGCTAGGCGTTCGATCCATAAACCCCTCCTTGGGTGGTCAGCGTTAGTGTGGCGGTCGAATAGATGTGGAACTTGACCGTGTAAGTCTCGGCCGGGATAGTCTCTCCACCGGTAGACGTGTGGTAGATGTTGATTTGAAAAGCATTGGTGTTGTCCGAGTCGGTCTCGATGACTGTGACGTTGACGGAGCGGCCATCGGTCTTGTTATCGATAAGAACACCACCACTCGTATAAACCTCTGGCACGCAGTGGGTGATTAGGGTGTTGCCTGGCAAGATGGAGCCGGCCGTAACAGTGCAGTTGGCAAAAGCCTCGGATGTGTAGCCAGTAGTGGTGGACGTGACCGATATAGCATCAGAAGCATATTCGGTTACTTTGACTTGCGAATGGCCAACTAGCTGAGCCGTCTTAAGCTCGTCTAGGTCGGTTAAGATAGCCGACACTTGGTCGGCGATGTTGCTCTCGTCTCTCATAGTCTCGATGTCTCCACGATTAAGGTATGGTCGCCAGAGTCGGTGGCCCGGAGCCCCAAGCTGAACGGTATAGAAAAGTTGGCCGAAGCCCAAGTAAAGGCCACGGTCTGCCAGCCATAGACGCCAGAGCCGGCGTCTCTTAGGTGGTAGAAAGGCCACACGTCTAAACTGCCGAGAAAGGTCGTGCCGTCGGCGGCGTAGATAGCGTAGTTGGTGTACCCCACGGAGTAGTCATGGTACTCCTCGACCACGAAGCCATCTGGGTCGATCTCGAAATGGGGAACGCAGATGGCTGGGCGACCGCTCTCGGGCGTGAAATAGTTCGTGACCATAGTGACTTGGTCGACTCCGTTAGTGAATGGGATAAAGTCGCTGAGAGTCTCGGCAAGCTTGAAGCTCATGCCAGAGTTCTGGCTCGTGAACTGTGATGTCTTAAGGTCTTGTAAGGCTCGCTGGAGCGCGACCACCCTTTGGGCGATGTTATCTTCGCCTCTATACATTGCCGTCCTCGGAGTCTTGGTTCTGGATAATCTCATCAATATCTAGGCTGTCGAATGAGAGCTTGACCACCTCGGAGTCGTTCTCGTCTACGTTGCAGACGATGTCGGTAATGCGGTAGTCGCCCTTGATATGCTTGAGCAATAGGTTGTCGCCCAGGTCGACTACGACCGTGTCGCCCACATCGACGACCGATAGATCGAGCGTGTCGTTGCGGAGCGTGATGGCCGGGAGCTCCACAATGTCTTTAAGGGCATGGAGCGCCGACTCGGTATGCTCGGTAATGGTATCGTCTCGCGTGACGGAGTTCCAAGTAATGATGCGCTCCCTGCGGTATAGGTAGTTCTCGCTAGCCGTATCCTCTGACTCGTGCGAAACCACATCGTCACCGTTGCCGGAGCCTAGGCCATAGATATAGTTGGCCGTTTTCTCGATGGAGCGGCTAAAGCTAAAGGCCTGGATGTTGCCGCCTTCTCCATAGTGGAGCACCACGGACGGGCGGTAGACCCCCTTAGCTTCGTAGGTGTTGAACTTCTTGTCTGGGGTGAAGCTAAAGTCGCACCCGTTGATGACATTAGACATCTGTTGGATAAGGCTGGCCACTTCTTTGCGGGTGTAGTGGCGGACCCTACGGACGATGGCCCCGGTATGGGTGCCCTGGCGGACGCCGTAATCGCCGCCTGGCTTCTGGTTGCATTGGTTGATGACCTGCCAAAGAATCTCGTGCTGTGGCACATCTTGGAAACTAGCTGTCACATATTGGGTCTTGTAGAAGTTGAGATAGCCTACGCACTCGACGGTCATTGTGATGGACGGGTCGTTAGTGGAGTAGTTGAAACGGTAGGCGTTGGCCCCGAGTATATACTGACCATCTCGCTTGACACGGACATCGAAACGCCCCACCTCAAAGAAACCGAATGGGTCGTTAGTGAAACCGAGCGTGGATAGTAGCGACTCGAACCTGTTTAGGTCGATGCTAAATGCGAGCGCATCGGCGCCGTTCAGGGTCTTAGACCATGAGAGCCCGTAGCAATACCTACGGATGTCCGTCACAGGCTCGTTATTTTTGTTCCAGAGTTCTATTTCGTAGCGTGCCATTATATGCTCAAGTACCCTTGCTTAAACTTGACCTCAGCATACCCCGTATCGCTCGTGGTAGCAGATGTGAGATACATCCTGTTCTCCCCCGGGGCCAGCACTGGGAACTCGGACTCTTCCGTCTTGAGATGATAAATATCAGCCCCGTTGAGTGTAATAGTGCGAGCCTGAGAGTCGATGACGATGGTGCCGTGTTCTTCGTCGTAGTCAGTTGGGTAGTCCACTTCGAGAGTCGGCAAAGCGCTCGGGGTGTCGGTGTAGATGTTGTTGGCGCCAACATAGAGAGTTGCATCACCGATTGCCTCTAGCCCCTCCAGAACTTCTTCGTTCGTGATTTCTGTCGTGGTTGGGGTTGCAAGGACGTAATAAACGGTGGTCGGGTTGCTTGCGAGCCATGTCTTGAAGTCTGCAAGGGATGTTATGCCTGATTGTGGGTAAAACAACGTTTCTGCCCGATATTGGAACACGATGCCGTAATTGTTCGTTGTCGATGATGTAAAATGCGATGACTGCACTCGGGTTGGGTGTCGTGCATCGTCTGTGAATACATATGAGCCGTCCAGTATCGTGTTCGCTCGGTAGAACCCTCCGCTCTGTTGCCATCCTGTCCACGTTTCGCTCCCATTTAGCACGACCTTCCCTGTCTGCTTTTCGAGCCACCACTTCCCGTTCTCCTTGTATATCCTGTCCTGATATGTGCCAATCTTGCAGAGTTCGATTGAACCCAAGTTTATCTCGTAGCTCTGCCCCTTGTACGGCTCGTATGCGCTTGCTTGGCTTCCGAGTTCAAGTTGCAATCTTTCTGTGACGTTGTACTGCGTGCTTGCGGTAAGCTCCCATACCCAAAAGCGGTAGCTAACTACATCTTTCTGAAGTGCTACGCTTGTGCTTGCGCTTGTTAGGTTCATCTGCGTGTTGGTGTTGTCGGCATGATTGAAACGTATCGTGTAGCTACGGTTGGTTTGTTTGGAGAGTGTATATGTCCCTGCGGGGATTGTATTGCTTATCGTTGGGGATAGGTTTGCCCATGTGGTCGTTGTTGTCCCTGCATATGTGAATGAGCCATCGGCATTTACGGTGGTTGTTATCCCCTGCGCTGTGAATGAATCGGTGAATAGTTTCAACAGATTTTTCCCTGTGACCATTACCGTCTGCCGTCCTGTGACGGTTTCGATTGGCTGTGGGTAGCTCGGGTTCGGTGCAGGGATTCCGCCAACGTAGGGTTCGTAGGCGGTGGCTTGGTTGCCGAGTTCGAGCTGTGTCCATGTTGGGGCTGAGCTGTTCTGAATTGCGAAGCGAATATACGCACAGTTGGCAGGTGTCGTGAATGTTATTGTATCGTTGGAGATGTTAGAGAGCTTTGTTTTGTTCGCATCGTAGAACACTATGCCATAATGGATTGGCTTGCCTGTGCTGTTCGAGAATGTATATTGTGTGTTCGGTCGGACTGGTTGGTATTCTATGATGCCGTAATAGCCATCCCACCATACTTGAGCACCGCTCCCATTGTAGGCGCATTTGCTACCCCACGGCGTTGATGAAACGTCAAACAGGTTCTTCCCCGTGTAGGTCGTTTGCTCGATGTTGCCGTCAACGCTCCAAAGGCGGAGTGGGGCTTCCTTATCGAGCTCGTTAGGGATAGCTATCCTTTCTCCAGACACCCCCGTCCAACCTGACCAGTTGATGGTGTAGCCAAGGTCGGCGATGATTTGCATCTGTTGGTTAGTCGTCATGTTGACCACGGTCGGCGAGTGGAGTGGGCCGTATAGCTTTATGATTGGGTAGACGGTCTCAGCGCCATTCTCTACGGCCGTAGCATCAGAGCTACCGCCAATGGCTAGTGGCAGGCCGAAGTTGATCTCGAAACCGCCAAGAGCTTGTTGAACTCGTAGGATAGCTTCCGTGCCACCAGAAGCGCCATCGTCGTAGATAAGTGGGTCGTCAGCTCTGAGCTGGATGAGAAAGTCCTGCTTATTAAGCACGCGTTGTAAAGCCATCTCGCATGAGATGGTTCTGACGCTGATGGTGTAGGCATTGCCAGCCTCGGTCGTGAAGCGGAGCGTTAGCTGCTCTTTGCGCCCTTGGCCGAGTAGAGATGCTAGCTTACGGCGCATAGCTTCGACCATGGCGATGTCCTTATTGGCGATGACGCCCCTAATGGCGATTAGCCTGGCGTCGTAGTTCTGGGCCGATGTCCAGCCGCCGTCGTAGCCGGCGTTGACCCCCGATGTGGTGCGAATCTCAGGCAGACCCGCTAGCCCCTCAAGCTCCGGCACTAAATAGATGCCATCGACGGCGGAGTTGAGCTCCATGCTTGTAGTTGAACTTTCGATTGAACATTGGATGTTGTTGTTCATGCTTTCTCCTAAATTGCTGTTGCGACTTCCCAGCCAAGTTTTCTAGATGCTTCCTTAACGTCAAGGTCATTAGCCACCTGGTTGAATGTATTGTTCTGGACGATTTGGGTAGGTTGGGTGGTTGGTTGATATTGGTAAGCTTGCATTGCGGGTGGCTGTGGCAATGTGGCGAGTGACTTGTCCATAGCCCCAATAGTGGACGCCATCGCTGAGCCAGCGGACGCCTCTATTTTGCCTACATAACTTTCGATGCCAACCTGTAGCCCCTCCATTAGATACCTACCAATTTCGGCCGTAGCCCTAGACGGCGAGCGTATCATCCCTTTCTTACGCATTGCTTCTAGAGCATTCGCTATACCATTCTTGGCGGCGTTGGCTACGTTCCCCGAAAGGCCGTTGATACCATTAACTAGACCGTTCACGAGTTGTGAGCCAAGATTAAGCCCGCCTTTCGACGCCGCGCTGGATAGCTTATTGAGAGCGTTAGATATTACTCCCGCTAAGCCCTTAGGCCCCTCTATAGCTTCGGTGGCCAATGGGGCATATTTAGTCACGCCAGTGGAGAAGTTCCCCACGAAGCGTTGGGCCCCATTCGCGCCGTACTTCTGCACCTCCTCGACGAATGTGGTGCCGTTCTTGGCGGCATTCTCGCGGATAGTGCGCCATACCTCATCTTCGCGGCCCAACTGCTGCGAGATGTAGTCAACGGCGCTCTTCATGTCCTCTTTAGAAGCCTCCACCAACTTGCCATTGGCATCCTTGTATTTGTATGTCTTCTTGGAAAGGTTATCTAGCTGTAATGCGACGGCGGCATAGTTCTTAGCTCTAAGATTGGCGGCGGCGGCTTCTGCATTCTGCACATTAAGTGTGGTGAAGTGGTTGTCGCGTTCTGCAGTCACAGCCTTCTGTTCTTCTTTTCTGGCGTCAGCTAGCTTCTTTACAGCTTCGGTGTGTCTCTCTGTAGCCTCCTGGAGTTCTATCTCTGCTATGCGATACGATGTTGACCCCTTCTTCCCCTCGGCGTTGAGTCGATTCAGCTCTTGCTGTGCGGCCGCAATCTCTTGCTTAGCGAGTAGCTCTTCCTTCTCGGCGGTGCGAGTACCGTTCTTGGCGGCGGCGACATCATCCAACAGAGTTTTCTCGAGCTGGCGAGAGCGGTTTATCGCATCGATAGAGTTCTTCTCCGAGATAAGCATCTCCTGGTGGCGCTTGGCTGCGTTGGCGGCTCTCGTCTCGGCATTCTCGACTGACTGTGTGAGTATTACAAAAGACCCGATAGTCACGGCTAAAGCACCGAGCACGATTCCAGCCATGCTAAGAGCGTTCGAGAACCCCATAACCCCAGCGCCAGCGGTTCTCATTGACGCTGTGAGTGTGGTCCCGGCTTTGGCAAACTGTTGCGAGCGAGCGGTAGCGGCGCCAAAAGCTTGGGCCAGCCCTCCTCCTACCCCAATCACACCTGCGAAAGTTTTAACAACGGCAATACCCTTAACTATCGTGCCAAGACCGCCGCCCAAGACCAGCATAAAGGCTTTGATAGTTGATGTGACAGCCGTGATTGCCTTAAGAGCCAAGAATGCCTTAAGTAGGCCAGCAAGCCACTTCCTAGCGTCCTCGGTTTTGGCTATCCAGACGATAACGTCCCTCACGACTCGAGCGACGTTCTTTACGGCCGGAATGACATCTTTCTTAATTGGTGGAACAATGTACTTGACGACAAAGTTGCCAACCTCCTTAAAGCTCGATGTGAACTTGTCGAGAGTGGTGTAGATGTCTCCAGTGCCGAATGCTTGGATGACCTGAGCCACGGCTTTCGTGATGCGGACTGGAACAAGGCGTAGAGCCGTTCCTATGGTGTGCGTGGCGTCGCCCACTTGGTCTTTGAACGAAACAATGCCCGCACCGCCCTTGTTGTCTAAGTCAATAAGCGCATTGCGGAACTCTTCCAGGCGCTCCTTGGCGTGAGCGTTCTTGTCCTCGCTAATCCACTCATAAAGATCCATGCCGTCCAGCTGGTCGACGGTTTTCTTGGCATCCTTAGCGAACTTTTGGAGCTCCTTGTTGTTGGTGCCCATATACTTGGCCATCTGCTTGAGCTGACCAGGCATAACCTCCATCATAATCTTCCAGTCCTGCATGGATGGGCGCCCACGAGAGATAACTTGGGTGAACTGCTCGAAAGCACGGTTGGCTTCCTGCTGCCCCTTACCGCCGGCCAATGCCGCATCATTAAAAGCGATGGCTAGGTTGGTAGCGTTGTACATGTCCTTGTTTAGGTTGCCGGTAGTGCTCGCTAAGCGTTGGGTATAGGTAACAATTTCATCGAGTGTGGTTGGTAGCCCCTCTATGCGTTGCGAGAGCTTGTCTAATGATGACTTCGACTCTTCCGCCTCGAAGCCAAGGTTCTTCATAATCTTTGGGAACGTATTCAGAGTGTCTACGCGAGATATGGCGTTGTCTAAAGAGTTAGTGATTGCCCCAATGGCTTTTGATGTGACGGCGGTCGTTATACCGGCCACAATACCGGCCGCCTCTCCCCATTTCCTAGTGAAGCTACTCGTGAATGCCGACCCCGCTTTACCTCCTACTCCCCCAAGCTGGTTAGTAATGGTGGACTGAATGCCCTTCATCTGTGGGGCGATTCGGATGTATGCGGTACCAAGATTGTTTGCTGTTGCCATTTTGCGGTGTTCTCCGTTCTACCAGATTGACCGCTCTGTGGCGTACTTTAATTAACTTTATCTTATCACACTAGGCACCTAGGCGCGTCATACGACCAGCGTCTAGTGCCAAGTTCAAAGCCTGATAGTCAAGGTGCTTTGCTTCTCCCCCATTCGGGGTAACTGCCCTCACCTCAGCGTAAACGCGCCTACCACCTCTCCTGTTGGGTAGCCCGATTGCGACTTCCGTGACCTCAAAGGTATTAGGGTGCGACCTCATCGATGCAGAAATAGTATCGGCCCTCTCGGCGATACGCTTAGCCGCCTTTCGGACTGCCGGCTCGGCCATGTCCTGGATGACCGTCATACCACCATCTCCACCAGTGTTTAATACGAACTTAACTTTCTTGCTCATTTGGCTTAACTGTAACACTTTGGCGTGGTCTAGACAGAATCGACTTTATGTCGTCCAGATCGTGCGACTCTAGCTCCTTCTCGTGCTTTGGCTTTAGCGACTCCATAAAATCCGGGAGCCATAGATCCGGGTAGTTCTTCGGGTGGCGCGAAGCCGCGTCTTCAGTCTGTTGCCATGAAAGGACCTCTAGCTGGTGCCAGATGCGGTTCAGCAACATCTCATTCCACCCCCATTCGTTTTCTTGGTGTATCTCTCTCCCCACACGCGAGTTACGCGGGAGTTGGGATGCGAGCCGGGCGGCGCGGCTAAAATCTACTTGCGCCACGTCCAGGTTGTAATACTGCTGAAAGTCGGCCTCTAGTTGGTCTGGGTAGAGCTTCCGGATTGCCCAGAAGCTTCTTCTTTTGGGTCGGTTATCTCGAGAATCTTGTTCACTGCCTCTATGACGATGCTCATCTTGAAGCGACCGTCCTTGCTAGTGAAGTGCTCTTCCATTTTCTTGTAAGCAGATTCGCCGATGCCTAGCTTCAGAACATCGCTGAACAGCTTAGGGTGCTCTTCGAGTCGCTCAGTCATATCGAAAAACTTCACATCATCGAAGTTATCCATGTCTACCGTCAGCTTGTAGCCCTGGACGTCTACGGTCTTGTTGTTTGCCATAAAATAGTCTCCGTTTATTGGAGACTATTTACCATTTGGAGCGGTAGATGTCAGATAGAAAAAGCCACCCTTGGCGAGAGTGGCTTTCACGGAGACTTGTAGATTAGGCCGAAGCTTGTACAGCGGCAATATACTCGATGTGATAATCGCCATTACTGTTCGGGCTGGCGCTGAACACTGCTGGGTAAGCAATGGCCGTAGTGTCATCGTAAGTGATGTCGCCACCGCGGTCCGCAATCTTTGCGCGTGGGATGACCACACGTTTGATGCGGCCACCAGTTAAGACTAGCTCGATAACTACGACGTGCTCTTCAAGAGCCTTACCGGTCGAGTGGACGGTAATAGCACCATTAGACTCAGTAACGTTAGCCGCGCCATAGATGACCTTTAGCGTGTCGACGTTGGTCTCGATGAAGTTGACCGTGTGGGTCTCAGCGTAGCTAGACTGCTCAGTTAGAACAGTGTCGCCACCCCAAGCTTGAATCTCTTCGGTGTCGGTTTCGATTGACTGGACGTAGCCATCCTCTGAGATGTAGCCCATGTTGACGAATGCGCTCGCCAGAGCGGTCTTGCCGTCAGTTGGTAAAGTTGTGCCAGCTGGAGCGATCCATACGCCACCAGTTGCTTTTGGTTTGCCGAATGAAACATTCGACGCATTATTTGCTGCCATTTAGTAGAACTCCCATTTGGAGTTTGTAGCCCAACAGTTCCCTGCTCGGTTATATGCCTATGATATGTCACATGGAGCCCGTTGTCAGAAATGCCGTAGAAAACGCTTAATTCGCTCTGTACGGGCTTTGAACAAAAAAGATGGGTGTGAACCCATCTTTCTGTTCCTGCTAGGTCTAGCCGTTATCCCCAAAGTCACCATTCCAGTAGAGCTGTGGGAGCCAGAAGATCCTGTTGCGTGTGTTGGCGCTGACCACTTCGTTGCCGGAGTTCCAGTTGTTACCGTATGGCGCGATGTAGATTTGGCCGTTCGAGCCCACATAGATTTGGACGGCAAAGAGATTGCCAGCGTCCATGTAGCCTGTGTTGGTCTTGTTGTAGCCAAGGGTGCCGAATGCACCGTAGCCAGCCTGGGCGATCATGTAGGCCGATGATGGGGCGCTGTTAAGCGTAAGGCCAGTCGAAAAGCCGTAGATGTTGTTAGCCCCTGGCACCGACACCTTCGAGAATGATGATGTGTTCAGGTTGATGGCCGATGTGGTGTTGTTGTCGAAATAGAACTGGCCATAGAACTTGAACAGGGTACCGGCAGAGTTTTGTGCGAGCGTAACGTAGGCTTGGCGGTTACCGTTGAACGTGAGCGTTCTGGACTGGATGTCGTTTAGGTTGAGTTGTGCCTGCAGGCTGGCAATCACCGAAGTAACACTGGCGATAGTGCGGCGGTCTGTGAATGTGGCCGATGTGAGCGACGTGGCGTTGGCCGGAACGGTCACATCCCAAAGCACCATGTAGGGGTTGCCCGCTCCGATAGCCGACTGGATCGTGGCCGCAGTTGGGGCAGATGGGGTGGCGGAAGCGGTGCCGTTGACCGATGTGAACTTCAAGATGCCATTAGTGTTGTCTATTACGCTCGTGGTCGGGGTGACGCTGCCATCGATATAGGCGACGATAGAGTCAATGCGCGCGGATGATGCGGCGGTGGCAATCGTGATGTTATTAGTGGCGTCGGAAGCGATGCGGCGTGCGAAGCCCGTGCCCGTAGAGATAAGGCCATTGCCAGCCGATAGGTTCACGACCATGCCCGTGCCAGCCGTTGCTACGAAGTCGGTAGCAGATGCTACACACGAGCCGTAAAGGGCGTTCTCGAATGCCGAATAGGCGGCGGCGGAATGCAGGCCACCTTCCATGTTGTAGACTTTATTCGCCATAGATGTTTCTCCTTGTATTAGGTGTTATAGATTTGGCCATCTGCCTCCCAGCAAGCCCAAGGTCTTTCAGCTCAGACTTCTTGAACCATAGGTCGCCAGATGGGTTCGTAAATCGGTAGTTCTCGCTGTACGGCCCAGCGGCTAGCGAGTAGTTATCCACGGGCGGCACGTCAGTAGGTGTCGCTAGGGCGCGCTTAACGGCCTCCATCGTGACCCACTTAACCACGTTGGCGTAGTCTGGGTAGTCTTCGACTTTCTGGTCTATGTCTACGCCAGACTCGGCGGCAATGACACGGAGCCTCGAGCTAGCAAGCGTGAGTAGGTCGTTGGCGCGGTCGGTCTCGCTGTCAAGTATGGGGCGCCAATAAAGCGATAGGTCATCGACGGTAGCGTAGTTATTTGGTGTTTCTTCCATGTTTCTCTCCTTCAACATGCTTAAACCACTTCTTGTAGTCGTCTATCTTCTCGTGGACGTATGAGTTGCCGCCATTCTTCGAGTAGATGTCGAACTCGTGCAGGATGTTCTGGTAGTTAGTTGGCAAGCCATCTTCGAGCACGGCTAGGTGGTCTTCCATTATCATCTGCAAGATGGAGTCCTTGGCGGCGTTCTTCTTGGCGGCTCGGGATTGGCAGACGGCCGTAATAGCGGTTGTTAGGGTTGGGAACCCTGCCGTGATAAGTGCGATTATGACTGCGTCACTCATTTGTCGTCTCGCTCCTCATAAAGTTAGATGGTCGTGCCATGGCGGTACTCCTAGACAGGGCCTCAGCCTCACGGATATTCATACCGAGCATGCGGTAGAGCGTGGTTGTACCAGCCAGCTCTGGCATAGCCTGGATGAGCTTGTAAACGGCGTCACCAGCTGAGCCAACGTCAATCTGGAATAGTGGCTTCCAAGTCGGGTCAATGGCGCGAAGCCTCTCGGGAATGGTGTTGTTCCCGTCTAGCACCATGCGCATAGAGATAGCAATCTCCTTGAACTCCCGGCCAAACTCCTGTTGGCTCTCTTGTGCCTCTAAGAGTAGGTCGTCAGACATAGCGGATAGGCTCTCGGCGGATGTAGGGTTGGCGGTCTCGTAGCCAAGGTTGCGGAGCGTGAGTGCGGTCTCGGCGCAGAAGTCGCGCGCCAAGTCTTTCTTCTGGTCGCTGAACTGGTTGATGCTCATTTGTGCGAGCTGGCCAATCTCAGGTTTCTCCCCATCTTCGTCTCTCGTGATGCCCCATATCTTCCCAATGGCGCTCTCTAGATCGGCATTGTCCATAGTGCCCTCGGCTAGACCATTGATGTAGCGCTGTGGGGCCGAGTAGAACTCAGCGGCAATTTCGTAACGAATCTTTAGGCGGCCAACTTCGTCTACGATACGGCGGACGGTGTTAGAGATGCGGCTCTTACCGAACGGACGATCTGCCGACTGGCGATGAGTGAGAGCGTGGAGCAATGGGCGGCCTGTTGGGTTTTCTATAACCCTAACTAACTGTTGGTTGATAAAGTAGGCAGTAAAGTCCTTAGCGAACAGGATATAGTCGGCTGGCACTAAGCCAACCTTGCTCCAATCGCGCCAAAAGCCCGTGTAGATATTGTCTTCGTATGGGTACCACCTAACTACCGCCAAGCCGGTGTCGAGTAGGCCGGTGCGTTGGTCGATTGTGCCGGTAGCTTCGGTAGCCGTGAATGGCAGTAGTTTTACCGAGCCGTCATCCGTTGGCATGGTGGCCACAAAAGAACACCCTGCAATAAGGGCATCTGTTTTGGCCTTGTTGAGTATAGCCGGCGCGCCGGTCTTATCGAACAGCTCATTGATACCGAAATCGTCATTGGCGAAACCATCGAAATTGATACGGTCGGCGATAGTATTGACGGCTCGACTAGCCCAACCCACACCCGGTTTCATATTCTTGAACTTCTTAGGCACAGATATGCCCAAGTCTACCACCCCCTGAGTGGCGTTGTAATACTCGTACTTCACTCCTGCAGACCATGCGAGTGTCTGGAGCTTATTCAGAAGTTTGGTAGCGACTTCATTGACTGCATTAGTAAATTCGTCTGGCATTTTGTTTCCCTCTGTTACCAGACTTGACCGCGCTGTTGCGTGCTTAACTTTGATTTGATTATAGCACTTCCACTAAAGTGACACCCTGGGCCTCCTGGGCGGCTTTGAGCTCGGCTAGGCGCTCGGAGCCTACCTCCCACTGGTCACCGGCATGGCGTGTCAGGTTGGCCTTGATGTCATAGAATGGCGAAACGCATTTGACGACCGCCTTCTTCTCGATGGTGATTACTTTGACGTCTTCGATTTTCTTAGCTTCTTTCTTAGCCATAATTCCTCCTTATCGCTTGTATTGTTTCCAGCCTTTACCTGTGAGCGTTCCGTTATGAGATTTCCACCCCGAAGTCTCGATGGAGCCTCTGCAATGGTCGTGCTGGGCGAAAACCTCCCATGTGGGCTCGACAAAGGTGCCAACATGGCGAGCGCACCATTCGCAACAGCCAGGTAGCTCGGTGCGGGTTGCTACCCTATACTTGCCACTCTGCCCGGCGGTCTCGAAAGCGTCGTACTGGGCTTTGTGTATCTGGTCTTGTAGCCATAGCTGGAGCTGGGCGATAACGTCTTCTCTGCCCCCGAGCGAGATAGAGTCGGATAGGTGCTTAGCCATGCCGTAGTAGTTGTCATTGATTCCAGGGCCTCTAGTGTACTCAATCTCCATGTCGTAGGCGTTCATAGCGTAGATAACCTCGTAAACCTCGGTGCCGGCCTCTCGGAGTAGTATCTCTAGGTTGAGCTGGCGCGTCTCGGGGTCGACCTCGGTGTTCAGAATGAGATCAACGGCCTCGAGCAGGTCTTTGTCGATAGTGTCTGCAAGCTTACCGTAGTTCATCGTAGCTCCAGTCGTTAGCTGTGCCCTTAATCTTGTCTAGAAGCTCTATAACGCGCTCTGAACGCTTCTGAGAGTAGGTTCTAGCGCGCACTGGGGCTTGGCGCGCAATAAGCACGTCAATCATCTTTGAAGCTTGCGCGTCGGTAGTGGCGTCTAAGATAGCATCCACACTCTTGGCGTTCTTCACGGTCTCCGAGTCTGGCGACACGATACCGTTGGAGTAGAGCATCTCTTTGAACTCTTTGAACTCCTTGAGTCTCTGTACGGATAAGTCTTTGATGTAGCTTCTCTGAGTGGGGGTTGCCATATACCACCTAGATACAATGTTTGAGCGAAAATGTCAGATAGAAAAAACCACCCCTTTCGGAGTGGTTCTCTCTAGTTAAGCTAGGCCGAAACCTGAGCTTTTTTGATGATGGCGAATGCATCGTCATCGAGAATCGCGAAGCCAAAGATAACTTCGGCGCGGATAGCGACCTCATTGGTGCGTTGCAAGTCGCCAGCGCCATCTGGATCACCGTATTCGATGAGATGGAGCGGAACGTTGCGAGCAATGCCCCATTTAAGAGCGGACCAGTCAGCCATGATACCGCCGACGCCAGTTGAGATAGCGTTCGGGAACTCAGCGGAACCAGAAACCGTGTTAGAAACAGCGGCTTGGATACCAGCGATGCGGTCGACATTGAAGCCAAGACCGAGTTCTGGGAATACGCGGTCACCGTTGCTCTTCTTGGTGCGAGCCAAGACACCAGCATAGACAGGATCGAGTGCGATACCAGTTGCGACATAACCAGAGCCTTGGAGTGCGGCGGCGGCGTTGTCGAGATCAACCTCTGGAGTTGCAGAAGTAGAGTTGATAACGTGACCGTTGCCACTCTTGGTGATGTAGTCGGTAACTGATGCCGCGACCTGGCCAGTAAGTGGGTTGATGCCGTGGATAGCTACTAAATCAACAGCGCGGCTGACACCGGTAGCAATGTTACCGGCGAGAGCTTCCATTAAGCGTAGACGATATTCTTCGTCAGCGTAACGAACTTCATCGCTGAAGCGGTAAGTGAGCTGAACCTTGTAGGTCTTGCTCGTCTTCTTGGCTGGGGTACCGTCCATGCTGGACTTGTTTGCAGCTTCGCCGACTAACTCAGCTTTTGGAGTGCCGGTAAAGGTAAAGAAATCGGTAGCGCCAACCATGATTTGTGGATCATCTGGAGTCAAGCTTCCGATGATGCCACCCTTGATGTTCTTCTTCCAGATGCCCGACGCGGTATGTTCCGCAAGGTCGAGAGCATTGGTCAAAAGTGGGTTTGCCATGATTAAAACTTCCTTGTGAGATTAATTGGTATTATTCGACCCAAATAGATTGTCAGCCAGTTTAGCTAAGTCAGATTTCTTAGCTTCGGGCTTCTCTGTTTTGTCGATGTCGATAGCCTTTGTGGTCATGTTGTGCGCCAGCTTCTCTGCTCGCGTTCGCATTTCCTCGGCTGTCTCGCCTGTGACAAAATCGGCTAGATCGTCTGAGAGTTTGAACTCATTGACGATACGGACTTTCTCGGTGGCCAGCTCTGCCGCCTTGACCTTGTCTTCCAGATTAGCTTTATCTGTTAACAGGCCGTTGATTTTGTCCTCGAAATCACGTTGTTTCGCTGAGAACTCCTCATTCTGTTTCTTGATTTCGTCGTAGTCGGCGTACTTGCGATTGACGCGGTCGACACGCTCCCGAACTGCTTGGTTGATGTCTTCCTGCGACAGGTCCGCTTCTACGAACTCGCCGTCTTCGTTTTTCTTATAGTATTGGGTCATTCCGCTATTTCTCCAGTTTGCGTTTATCTGTTAGCGCGAAAATAGCACACAAAAAACAGCCTGTCAGACGGCTGTTAGTTGTCTAGTCGCTAATAGCACGGCGGTGGAACACGTCGCAGTAGAGCTGGTAACGATGGTAGCCCTTCACGGTATCGTCTAGAGATATGTTCGAGTTAATCTCGGCTCTTGTGATGTCGTCATAGTCCTCGCGGAGTTGGCCGATATGGTCGGCGATGAAACTAGCTATCTCCGAGCAATCTGCGCGCGAATCTTTGTCGTAGACCTCGATAAGTATCTCGGCATTATCTCCTACCATAGCCACGCGGTCTCCGCCAGTGCGGCGGACAAGAGTGAACCGCTTCGGTAGAGTCTTCGGCACCTCTGAGCTGGCTGGGTACCCCGGCACTAACTCACGGAGCCATGCGATTACGATTGCTTCAACATTATTCATACATAGCCTCCGCTCTGAAGTAACGATTCCATGGTGTTGGGCAGTTCTCATTCATAAACTGGACGGATGATGAGTCGAGATGGAACGTCTTGCCGCCCCACTCCACGTCGGAGTTGCCAAGGTCGCCGGTAAAGGCCTTCGGCAGGTGGATGCGGACTTGGTCTTTGCCCTGTTCGAGCGCCTGTTGCTCGAAGCGGTTGGTGGGCTCGGTTATTGGGGCAATAAGGCAACCATCGACCACAATCTCCTCGGTAGACTCGATAGGGTTGCCGAAAGCGTCAACCTCGTCTCCTTGAACTGTCTTAGTAAAGGTTAACGTCAATGTCTTCATAAGGTCTCAATACCATGGTTTAGAGTTGGTGTCAGATTTAAGACGCGGCAGGTCACCTCGGTTGAACCGTTTAGAGAGAGAGTCTGGGTTGGCTCCCCAGTTGTAAATGTAGCTAGGTGTGTGCCAATCGTTGCGTGTGAACTGCTCAAGCCCTAAGCTCCTTAGCCAGACAATATCTTCTCCGACATTCATGTTCTCATCGAAACGCTTATTCCCGATAATTGACCGCCTAAATGCCCAAGCCCAGACCGCATAGTTGCCATAAAACTCATCTCTAAATGGGATAATTCCGTAAGAAGTAGTTAAGGCCGGGAATGTTGCGTATCCATAACCGTCCATGGCGTCGATGACGTTCTGGATATAAGAATCCGTTACATAATCGTCGGCATCAACAAAAGTGACGATCTCGCCTCTTGCCCCGTCCAGACCTACATTTCTACTGTGTGAAACGCCTTGATTTGGCTGGCATAGGTTCATAACCAAGTCAGCATACTCGTGCGCCTCGTAGCTGACCGGCAATGGTGGATATGGTGAGCAATCGTCAACTACGATAACCTGCGTCTTAATCTTAGCCCGTTCTGCCTGGACGCCAAGAAAAATAATAAGGTCTCTGGCATTCTCGCGAACGGAGTTGCTATTGGCGTAACACGGAATGATAATCGATAATTTATAGTCGTCCATCTAATACTTCCTCCCATAATGGGCTTATTTCTTCTTCTCTCGGCTTTGGCTTGAGCTTCTTAAAGAACGGCTCGATGTCATCGCCGTCATGGTAGATGTAGCCATTCTTGCCGTTCTGGATTAGCTTCCTTAGCTCTGGGATGTCTGACACGATACATGGAACCCCAAGCTGTAGCGCCTCACGGACGGAGTAGCAATAAGACTCGTTGTAGCTAAGCTGGATCAGGTAGTCTGCCGCTCTAAGTAGCTCCTGAGCATATGGCGTGGGCTGGACGGTAATGACGCGTGGGTTGTCTCTAAGATAGAGCTGGTCGGAGTCCTCGCCCTGCTCAATGGATGAGCATAAGAATAGAACGTAGTCCTTGTTGGCCTCGTCGAAACGACGGAGTAGGGCCACTAACTTATCTACTCCCTTCTCTGGCGTGGCTCGCGTCAAACTCATAAAGACAATCGGCCTAGAATCGCGTTTAGATAGGATATTCGGTACTACTATCGAGTCGAGCTGAAAAGCGCGTTGTAGGCCCTTCTGTGCGGTCTCAGACACACTTAAAATGGCGCTTGTCCGTGGGTTCGGTTCCCACACGAAATTGCGCCATTGCGGCATCTGCTTTAAGGCATAGAAATCGGCGTGGATCTGCTGGTAAATCTTGCGAGCGTGAACACGATCCATGATGGCCGGAGCGGAGTCGTAGTTCGTAAAGATACATACATCAGCCTCATAAGTACGCTTACCATCATCGATAATAACATCGTGGTACTTTCCAAGAGCCATAATCTGGTCGGTATCGCCAGAGCCAAATACAAACACGATGTTACGGTCTTGGAATGCCTTGGCGATGGCCATATTAGCCGTCTCGATGCCGCCAATCTTGTAACAATATTTCTGGTGGATCATGATACGGTTCCCTTTGCGCTCTGGGTGCTTAACCCCAGCGAACTCGCCTAGGCGTAGCCTGACGATATTACGGACGCGCTCGTAGTCGTCCGTCTCGAATAGAGAGCCGACCTTTACGGCGTTGCTCGTCTCACGGTCCGTGAACTCATGCAGGACACGGATAAGATAGCCCATTAGAACTCCACCGTTTCTTTAACATGACCGCCAAGGTAATCGTCGATGATCTGCTTGGCCTGGTCGAAACCCACGGCGAAGCACGCCATGTAGCCACGTCTCTCTAGCTCCGCCAGCAGGGCATGCTGTTCCCGAATATGCTGGTCGGCCACTAGCGTGCCGTCCCTCTTCAGTATGCGAGTGCCTTCTCGCTTCAACTCCAGGAATAAGCCCGAATACATGTTATACGAGCCATCGTCCTGCCTCACCTTGCTGATAACTGTTTCTGCGACAAAAAGGTCTGGCCAAGCCCTCCGGCCGCCATTCTGGCGCTTCTGTTTGGCGGCTTGCCCCGGAGTGAGCTTGATGCCAGAGCCGTAATCGGAATGAAATAGGACGCTCGGATATTGGAGCCTCAGATAGTCGGCTACGTGACACTGGAGTGTGGACTCTTTCATTCTTCCTCCTCTAGCAAATCCCCATTCTCGTGGATGTTGCCGATGACTTCCATATCGGAAGTATAAAGACCCATAAAAGTAGAGCCACAATTTCCCCACTCATAAGCAAAGCTTGCTAACCGTTCGTTATATAAAACTTTGCCAATATGCCCCTCTCCGTCATCCAATATATCCCCCTCGTATATCTCTTCACCATTCTTGTCTTTGAGACCTGTATCGAACTCAAGAACTAGGTCTGTGTTCTCATGGTGCGGAACTCCATCGCCATCTTCAAACATCGCATAAAGTGAGCCATCTCCATATAGTTCGGCATCGAACGCATACCTTTTCCAGAAGTCACTCCAAACTCTAAAGCCTTTCATTCCTCCTCTCCACAGAGTTCGTCGATGGTGTATCTTTTACCATCTTCCAGACCTTCAAGCGCTCCGAGTTCGTTGAATTGAATGGTTGTATCAATCCATGTGAGCTTATGTTCTGATGAGTTGAACTTCATATCATTATCGTAGTAATGCCCAGAGTTGATGTTATTCGCTTCAGCCCACGCTCTGACTGCCTTGCGGACTTTCTCGTCCTTGATAAGTGGCTCGACTGGCTCAGAATCTGGCTCATAGTCCATAGTATCTATAATCCCATCAGCCTGAGCAATGGGAACATACCTATGGTTGTCTTCATCGAATGTGAATAATCCTTTGTATTTGCTCATTCTTCCTCCATCGGTATCTTCAATTCTTCAATGGCTTGATTGATGTACTCCCAGTCGAAGCTCGTTTGGTACGACTCCATTAGGTACTTGTGCATCTCGGCGAGAGCATAGTTATACCCTTTGATGAAGTCGTGAGACTTCTTAACTTCAATCTTCGCCATCTTCTTCATCCTCGCTCAGGTCGAGATTGTTTGCCAAGAACTCGCAGATGTCGTATGCGAGCGTCAGCCCTTTCTCCTTCTTCCACGCTCGAACCATCGCCTTGAGTTCGTTGAGTTTCATTTGTTTAGTGGTCATTTGCCCTCCTTTTTATAAATTCCATCATTTGCTTTCCAGGCGTCGAAGCCTGTCTTGTCGGTTGGTATGTTCTTAATCCTTCTAAGAAATAGGTCAATGCGCCGTCTAGCTTCGGACTTCGGTCTCTCCAGTGGCGCGATCTCCTGGTCGACGTACTCGTCGTAATCGCGCCAGTCGCGAATAAACTCTTTGATAGACGTGTAGTGGTGGTAGTGCTCGATGCCCTTAAACCTAAGGTCAAAGATTGCCTCATCCGTCTCGTCCCTACGGATGATGCTACCTACGTTGTTGACCGTGCTTCCCTTCACGGCGCACCTCCTTTCTTGTTCGTGTCTCTATTGGGAGCCGGGGGTGGGATTTGCACCCACTGAAATTCCTGCGTCCAGGCGTTGATACTTATTTTGACTTCTCCCGGCGTCTGAACACTGTTCAGGAAGGTCTCTCAGCCTCCCTGAGCGTGTTCTATGCGTGAATAGGCGACTCTTGCGGGAGAACGCCCCCGCTCGAGTCAACACCCGCCTAGCAATTTAAGATGGACTCAAATATTAAATTATTTGGTCTAATCGGCGGGGTCAGTTCTGGTAATGTGCAAGAAAAGAAGGTCAATCCTTCTGCACAAGTAGTGCGCTTTAACATTAACGAAAGAAAAAGCATGGAAAAAAGATTTGAAGTTATCATGATGAAAATGAGTTACTAGATCCTAATGTCCTACCAGAACTACTATTTGTGATGTTCAGCAGTGACTCTTTAACGACTGTGTGCCTAGAAGTCGCTTATCCATTAGCCCTCTATAGACGGGTCTCCCATCGATTCCTGTGCCTTCTTGTTCAACTCAATCGCCTCGCCGACTGTGAGTTGCCCCCACCGTTTCTCAAAATCACTCATACTTAGTTCTCCCTACCATGCAGCCCATAGCGGCTGCTTCTTTCTTGCCCTGGTGCTCCTCATAGGCCAGATCATCGAACTCCCCATCGTTCTTGGATGGCTTCTTCCGCTCTCTAAGCTTCTTGATGAGCGCCACGGCGTTTAATGTTTTCACTTCGACCCCCATGTGTAGACAACCTTGCCCTTGTTTGATAGCGACAGGCTGTTAATGTTGCCCTTGTCGTCATAGCCGATAGCGGTCACCTTTGGTGCGAACCCCTTGATGCGAGTCTTGCCTTTCGAGTCCTTGTAGAACGAAGCGCCGGTGGACTCTATCTTGGCCTTATCAATTAGTACGTCTGGGGCGGTATAAAGCTCACGGCCGATGCCCCAGTTGAAACAGGCACGCTTGAATGAGTCAGACGCTTGGCCTTTCTCGGCTTCGGTGTAGGACTCGGTGCCGACATCTTGCTTTGACACCCATGCCCCCTTAGCCTCATCCCACACGCTGACCGTACAGTAAAGATTGCCATCAATCTCTTGGTGCGAACGTTGCCAGTTAAGTGGCCCGAATGTCTCGTCTAGGATGCGCTGGTCGACGCGAGCATCCTTGTAAAGCAGTAGCGACACCCCGGACCAATTCTTCGTCTCAATAATCTGCGCGATGCGAGCGTCAATCTCGTCGGCATTTAGTCTGCGAATATCCTTCATTTCTTGCTCCTCTTCTGCTTCCTTAAGATGGCCTTAGCGTCCTTGATAAGTTGCTCGGAGTTATTCACAAATACCTCATACTCGACTAGCATCTCCTCGAATATCTCAAGTAACGCTTTCTGCTCATCTTTAGGCATTTGAACTCATCTCCCCACGGTAGTAGTTAGCTTTGCGAGCGTGGCGGATGGAACGCATAAACTTGTGAAAGTTGACCTTGTCCATCTCTACTAGCTGTTCAGTAATCCAATCAAGCTCCCCCTGGCGAGTCTCGAACTCCTCTTGCTCGTCAGACTCCTCGGCAGCCTCAAGCTCCGCCAATTCTTTGTTGAGTTTCTCTTCGTCTTTCTTAGTCATCCCACTCGTCCTCGTGTTTATCTTTAGCTGGTCCACGGCGGCTGATAGTGCCGCCAATGTGGCCGGCGCGCTTAGCTAGTTCTGGATTGGCAAAGAATCCACCAGTGTGGCCATTCATGCCACCTTGGCGACCAATCCTCGAATAGAAATCTGTCCCGTGCCTTAGTTTGTTTGTAGCCGCAGCCTTCTTGCCGCCAGCTTTGTTCCCTGCCATAGATACCTCCTTCTAATGGCTTAAAGTTTGTAGTTTCGATAGCTACTTATCCCCGGCCTCGTTAATCGTTGAGCGCCAGCGTGATGTTTTCGCTATGGAGCCTAGAGCCGTACAGTTCCAAACCCCAATGACGAAAAAATCGCTACCCATTAAGGTAGCGATTCTCACGATCCACTCGTTTTACGACATTAGGTCTAGACTTGACAACATCAAGTATACATTGTGCGACATTAAGAATAATTTCTAAAAACGATTGTGGATACGTCCGCTACCTCCTGCGGTTGTTCCATGTTTCTGTGTTAATGTTCGTATGCTCTAATACTAGCAAACTATTCCGCTTTTGTCAATCTTCTGGCACCCCAGTTGATTTGAATAAACCTGACTTTCTTCGGCCGTCTAGCCTCAGCTTCGGCCTCGAACCTGGCGCGGAGTTCCTCCATCTCTGGAGTGTTCTGTCTGATTAGTAGGGAAGCACCGATAAACACATACCCCCTCGGATCACTGTGGGGAAGTAGGGATAAAGCTTTCACTAATTCCCTGCTCATCTCCACATGACGCTTGTACTGCGTCGTGATGACATTGCCGCTGATTTGGCTCCACCTGAGCTGGGCAATCTGTCGCTCAGAGAGCCGCGTTTCCTTTTGTATCGACCTGAATACTAGGTCGCGTAGCACCTCGTAGTAGGTACTATCCATTCAATCCTTTCCACCTCCTTAGTTGATAGAGTCACCTAAAAAAGCTTCTTGCTCTGGGGTGGCATGGTTGGCCATTGGCTCCGGCACCCACGTCTTAGTATCCTCATCCCAGCACTCGTATCTTACCATCTTGATGGCGCAAAGTCCATCTCCTAACACCTTACAGCGCGCGTGCTTGCGGTCGTGGGGCTGTACCATCCAGTACCACTTAACGCCCACGTCGCCCATTATCGGCCGTCTCATAGCGACTCCTTTCTGGTGTCGACAATCACCTCGTAGGGCTTGATAGAGCGAATCTGGTTGATAGCTATCAGCTCACCATCGTGAAGCTTCACGAACCGCGCACTGGTATCCTTAGTGACACCGCCCGAGATGACGGAATACTCCTTGAACGTGAGCTCTCGGCTCGAGCCGTCTGCGAGCGCCAGGCGGTACCGTTTGACACGGTGCAGGGTGTCTGACACCTTTTCCACATAAAGAGAGCCAGTAGGGGTTATCTGAACGCTACCAGCCTTTATCAAACCTAATTCTTCCATTAAAAGTCCTCCACTGAGATTACTGCACTGCTATGAGCTTTCCCCTTGGCCCAAACTAGCAGCTGATTTAGTTTAGCTTGTAGATCACAAAAGTCAGCCACCCTTGGGGCGTACCTGTCGGTCTGAGCTTTCTCGACCACCCGGATGAGCTTCTCTACCCCATCGACCCCGTACTTCCCTATAAGGTTGTTGCACGCATAACGGTTCTTGGTTCGATTACTTGTAATGGGTAGACCAGTTGTCTGCTCCCAAGTCTCAAATAGTTGGTTTATCTCAGCCTTACCGTACGTCTCTGGCGATACTTCGCCAATGGATACGTTAGTATCCATTAAAGATTTATTTAATTCATTATTATTCTTATTATATAGGACATTGGTGTCTATATGGTTTTGCACTGAAATGTCTATATGGTGACGGCTCAGAATGTCCTCTTGGCTGAGCGCTTTGAGATCGTCGGCGGCTTTCTTTGACAGACAGATATAGCGCACCTTCTTGACCGTTCCGTCCTGCCACCTGAACGTCTTAGTTGTAGTGAAGCAGTACCCCTTATCGCATAGAATCTTTACCCACCTAGTGACCGTCCGTTCGGTAGCCCCGAGTAGATCGGCGAAGTAGGCGTTGGTAGCCCAACAGTAGCCCTGTAGGCGGCACAAAGAAGTGACTTCGACAAAAAGTAGCTTCGCATTGGCTGGGAGCTCTTTGTCATACCGAACTTCCGCCGGCAAAATCCCATAATATCCCGCATCTCCGCTTGACACGTTTTACCTCCAGTTAAAGTTGACTGGGGTTCGAGAATAGAAAAACCTCATGCGCTGTGCACATGGGGTCTTTCCTGAGCTGTACGGCTCTAATAACTAGAGTCTAGCACGGATGGCCATTTCTGACAACCCTGCCCCATCATGGTATAAGAAAGCCAGAGCCGCCAGCCACGTTAACCTCACACTAGCTGGCCTTACCTCATGGCTCCCGGAACTCACAACACCGATAGACAAGGTTGTTTTCATTCCCTTAGTTGTGTCCTTTCAAAACCTGAAAGCCACCCGCAGATCATCCCGGGGTGGTTTTTTGGTGGCCAAGTAAATAAACATGTAACAGATAGATAGCACTTTGAACGGGTCTAGAACGCTCTGTGTTGAGTTTTAGTGTCGAGATGATAAGTTAACCGTCTTTGAGCCAAAAAGCCCTCAGAAAGCCAAATAATGGGCAAATACGGCATATTTTGAGCCATGCTCCAACTGCCATTGGCAAAATCAAGTCCAAAACGTCCCCGCACTTTTGGGCAGTCACACGGCGGTAGCGCGGCCGGCGGCGCGACGGCGACCACCCCCCCCCAGGCAGGTAACATAATTGACTTGCCGTCAATTGGTGCTCTGATATGATAGGGGCCAAACCGAACAAAAACCGAACGAACAGAAACCGAACTTGCCCAGGCCACCAGGAACCACCACCCGGACGACAGGACGGCCAAAGAACCGAAACGCGCCCAAAAAGCCAATGTCGCACATGATTGCCCCCACCGCGGACGAAACCCGGAAGCGCCAACCAGGAACCCGGACGGCCCACGCGACCAGGAACCCACGGAACCTGGACGGAAGCCGAACCGCGGAACGGCCCGAACGGCCGGCCACGACGAAACCAGGCCGACAAGGAACCGCACGATCCAACGAACCAAAGCGCGCCACCTATTGGACAAGACCGCAAGTTAGTGCCACAACATCGACACGCAAGCCACGCCACGAACGGGCGGAAAGTCAACCGAACACAAACCGAACTGGACAAAGACAGGAAAGGTGCTCTAACTGATGACCGAAGCCGCGACACCTTGTGGACAAAAGCGCAAGTATCTGCTCCGCCCTGCGACGGAACCAGGAACCGCCGGAACCACGACCGGAAGCGCCCGGAAGCGGACGTTCGGAACGGGCCGAAACGGAAGCGCCCCAAACTGGCCGAAACAGGCCCAAAAGGCCATTTTCGGAACCCACGAACCTACACCCAAAAAAAGGCCAAAAAACGAACGTCGCACATGATTGGGGCCGCGACAGGGGCCAACAGGGGTCCGCCCAGAGTTTTCCACATTTCCACAGGGCGACACAAAAAAAGCCAAAAAAAGCCAAAAAAAGTATAGATAAAAAAGACGAAGTGTGAGATACTCATAATAGGAAAGGGCCAAAAGGAACCCCGACCGGAACCATAACAGAAAGGACACAACCATGAACGACACAACCAAAAACGCGATCGAAACCGCCGCCTACGGCGCAAGGGTCAACGCCAACCACGCAAGCACCCTGGCCGCAAGCGCCAAGAAACACGCGGAAGCCGACCAACCATGGACCGCCCAAAGCAACCTCGACGAAGCGGAAAAATACCAAGCCATCGCCGAAGCCTACGCGACGGTCGCCGGCGACGAAGCCACAAGGCTCCAGACGATCGGAACGAGAAGCATCCTCCGCGCGGCCCAGGAAGCAACCAAGGCCGCAAAGGAACGCTACCTCGAAAAGCAAAAGACGGAAGCCATCCACGACCTCCTCAAGGAAATAACCAAGAACATGGGATAGCAAGGCCAACCCGGGCCGGCCAAAAGGCCCGGAACCATAACGCCGGAACGCCCGAAAGGACAGGACGGCGACCACAACACAACACAACCAAAAAGAAAGGACAGGAACCATGCCAAAAGAACTCATCTACACCGACGCCGACGGCCAACGCCACTGGCGGATCACAAGCCAACGCGGCGCGACACTCCGATACGAAACAGACAACGCGCGCCAGGAACGCTTCAACCGCGCCATCAAGATAGCCGCCGCCGCCACGATCACCGCCCTGGTCGCCCACGCGATAGCCACCGGCCAACCAATCAACGACCCGTGCGACGGGCTCCACGGCCAAAGCAGGGCCACCTGCGTAAACGCGCAAGCATAACACAACACAACGAAAGAAAGGAACACAACCATGAACAAAGCCAAAGAACACGAAGCCAAATACGCGGAATGCCAAAGCAAAGCCGCGGAAGCCGCCAGAAAGGCCGCGCGAGCCGAGCTCGCCGCCGACCAGGCCAAAAGCGCATGGCTCCAGGCCAAGATGCACGCGGAAGCGCTCCGCGCCGAAGCCGACCGCCTAAGCGAAAGGGCCGACGCGGAATGGTACCGCGCCGAAGGCGCACGCGAAGCTGCCGAAGCATAACGACACCAGGCCACGGCCGGCGGCCAAAAGCCGGCCACCACAACCGCGACCAGGCCCAAAGCCCAGGAAGCGGAACCAAGAAACAACCAACGAAAGGACAAGAAATGACACAACCAACCAAAGAACAGATCCGCGCCGACAAGGCCGCCAACATGTACTCCGCCGAAGCCGAGTACCTCAGAGAGAAAGCTGCGTACGCGAGAGAGATCGGCGACACGAAAGCCGAAATGGAAGCCAAGTACCAAGCCGAGCTCGCCGAAAGGACGGCCGAAATGAAACGCGACGAAGCCGACCAGGAACGCGAAGCCGCGGAACGCAAGCGCGACCAGGAAGCGCTGACCGAAGCGCTCCGGGCCAAGGTCCGCGAGTACATGCTGATAGCCGACATCCCAAGCGTAGCCATGGACATCCCGGCCGACACCACATTCGCCGACCTGGCCGAAGCCACGGCCAAGGAAGCCGGCAAGCGCGAGATTAGCTACTACGAAGCCGCCGAATGGGTCGCCGACGAATTCGACGAGAGATACCTCGGCGACAGCGACGCACGAAGCACCATCGAAAGGGCCATCAAGACCCTCCTCGAAAGGGCTGACAGGCTCCAAGACGGCCCCCTCACCAACTACATCGGAGCGTAAGCACAGGAACCCGGAAGCGCCGGCCGGAAGCAGAAACCGGCGCACCACGACGGCGGAAGCCCAGGACAGGACGGAAGCCGAACCATAAGCACAACACAAGAAAGGACAAAAGAAATGAGCTACAAAAAAGAAGCCACCACCAACCATTGGAACCTCCGCGCCGACGAAGCCGCCGACGAAGCCAGAAAGAACCGCCAGCCGGACAGCACCACGGAACGCTGGACGA